CAGCACTATCTTCTTCGGTAAAGATTTGAAGATTATCTGCGGAACTTTGACCCGTGGTGGCAGTCGCCAAAGTAATTGTTGTCTGATCAGTTGTTGAGCTATATGAATATGCAAAAGCACCCAACGTTGAATCCGAGAAATTATAAAGAATAATGTTCCTGGTTACGTTCGTAATCAAGAGCAATCTTCTCTGACTCACATATCCATTCAAGACAACTGTTCCAGAATTTGCTGCTCCTGGGGTAAATGTATAATTAAACCTTAATTTTTTTGCCATGGATTTAAGCTGCCGTTTTTTAAATGTCTGTTCTATTTATTGAACTATTTAACTACCCATTGCGGTAGCAAAAGCAATCATTGTGGTGATTTTATTAATTCCTCCTGGCGTTGCTCCATCAGAAATTCTAATATTACCATCATTTGGATCAAAAAATAAATCTCCAGCATCCCCTACAAATGAATCTGCATTGCTTGCTCCAAGTTTTTCTACAAATATTCTATAAGTTGTATTTGGAACTGTCATTGGGTTTAATTTTTATTTTACAAGTATTTATTTAATCAAGAACCAAAGGCAATAGTAAAAGCAACATTGCTAGAGTTTTTAATCTGACCATTTACAGTCACATTACCACTCACAGTCAATGAAGATAAAGAACCAATACCCAAATTAGTACCATTTCCAATGGTACTATAAATTTCATTAAAATTTGAGTTTATTTTAATTGCACCAGCCAAAAGGGAATCACCCGTTCCATCATTTGGAGTTGTACCTGTACTAATTCCAAGTTTTGACATTTTACACCAGAAATCTAGTTTATAAGATTATTTATAGTTAGGACTTCCTAAGATCTTCCACCCCACTGAATATCAGGAAATGCATCGGAAACAATTTGTTTAGTAATTTTATATCTTTCTTCTAATTTTTTATCTTTAACAAGAATAAGAATTTCGGCTTCCAATGGATGTAAACCTTCCAAAATATTAATGAACATTGTTTCTCTACGACGAGAACTCAGTCCATCATTACCACCTTTTACAAAATTATAGAAGTAAGTATATTCTTTACGAATTGTTGTCAAACCCTGATCCTGCGATCCAAGTGAATTTGAACCAATCTCACTCATTTTGGATACAGCATCTTCAATTTTGGCACTTAGAGTTCCCTTAAAAACGTGTTGTTCTCCCGCACTTGCATAAGGAACAATACCTTCTGGGAGTAAAGAAATAACAGTTTCATCAAAATTCCAAATCAAAAGTGATTTGATTGATGGGTGTTCATACTTTTTGAGTAGTTCTACTTTCTTTGCATTTGACTTTTGTTTGGATACTAAAGCAAATACTTCAAATGCAAAAGGATTATTAGGTAGTTCTTCAGATACTACCTTAGGTAATTGTGTTGTAGTAGACATAAAACTTATTTCAATTCAGGTTTTTATTATTTAGATCAGAGTTTAAATCCTGCAAAAGTATCTTTCTTTACATCTTGTTTGATACCACCAATCACATAACTTTCAACTTCCGTTTCTTGAGGAGCGACTTGAAGTCCTTTAGAAGAGATCCAATGTTCAGTCCAAGGTAATGGATTATTCTTTGCAGCAATATCATAAATCGGTTTGAGTCCAACAGATTTCATACGACGATTTGCAATCCACTCAACATAATTATTCAAAAGTTTATCATTCAAACCAATCATTGATCCATCTTTGAAAAGATATTGAGCCCAAGTTTTTTCTTCGTTTACGCAATTCTGAAATGCATTAATTACCCAAGGTTCTTCCTCTTTAGCAATTTGTTGCATTTCTGGATCATCTCCTTCGCGCCACTTATTGAGGATGTTTTGAGTAATTGCAAGGTGCTGATTTTCGTCTCTTGCGATGAAAGAGATAATTTTAGCGGATCCCTCCATAAGCTTAAGTTCTCCGAACGCAAAGCTGCAAGCGAACGAGACATAAAACCTGATACCTTCGAGAATGTTGACATTTGCGATAGCACGATAGAGTTTTCTTTTGAGTTCAATTCTTTCCTCTATAGAAGAACCTGCCCCTTCTTGAGCAAACTTCCAAGCATTTGAAGTTCCATAGCATTGTGCAGAATTAATGAAATCATTATAAGCACCAGTAACACTCTCTGCACGAGACATTACTTTTTCATCTTCAAGAATAGTATCAAATACTTCTGCGGGATCGGAATAAACGTTCTTAATGATGTATGTATATGAACGACTATGAATCATCTCCATAAATCCCCATACTTCCATACATGCTTCTAGTTCTGGCAAAGAACAATAAGGAATGAAAGCCATACCGGGACCACGACCTTGTACAGAATCCAACATAATTTGATACTTCAGGTTAGAAGTAAAAATATGTTTTTGTTCAGGACGAAGAGATTGATAATCCCCTCTATCTTTTTGAAGAGAAACTTCTTCAGGTCTCCAGAAATAACCAAGTTGCTGTTGAGTCAACTTATCAAAGATAGGATACTTATAAGAATCATATCTTTGTAGTCCCAAAGGAGCACCAAAAAACATAGGTTGTTTCTTAGTATCAATATCTGTACTAGTATTGAATACGGTCATTCCTTGTACCATTTCTTTCTCCTGAGTAGGGGTTAAATCAGATTTTGCAACTTTCACAGTCATCCTCACTTGAATTCATAATATCATTTAATAGATTTTCCAATTGTTGTTTGGTAGTATCCTCCTTCACTTCATCAGTTTTATGATCATAAGTATTTTGATAATAACTTGTCTTCCAACCAAATTTATAGGTTCTTAGAAGATCTTGAGCCATTACTGAGACAGGGACTTCGTTGTCTGGGTAGTTTTCTGGATTGTAGGACCAGTTTCCGCTGATTGCTTGATCAAAGAACTTTTGCATAACGGCGACAACGTTAATATAACCGCTGTTGTCAAGCATATCCCATAAAAGAGTATAATTGTTTTTGAGCGTTCCATATTGGGGTACAATTTGTTTGAGTGGTCCTTTTTTGGATTTTTTGATGGATAGGTATCCACGAGGAGGTTCAATGCCATTGGTGGCATTAGACACAACAGAACTACTTTCAGAAGGCATCTGTGCAGACAATGTTGAATGACGTAGACCAAATTCTTGAACAGAAGTTCTCAGAGTTTCCCAATCACATTTAAGTGGGACAGAAGTAATCTCATCAACATCTTTTTTATAAGTATCAATTGGAAAATATCCATTGAAGTACTTGGTACGATTATAATCGGTACAAGGTCCCTTTTCTCTTGCAATTTGATTGGAAGATTTCAACAGATGGTATTGGAATGTTTCCGTCAATTCATGAACCAAATCCCAAGCTTCTTGAGAATCATACTTAGCATTATGTTTTGCAAGATAATGTGCAAGACCAATAAATCCAATACCCAGTGATCTACGAGCTTTGGTTGCAAGTTCTGCAGCACGAACTGGATAATCTTGATAGTCAATTAATTCTTCTAGAGAACGAACTGAAAGATCGCAGAGTTCTTCCATTTCATCAAGATTTTTAATCTTACCAATATTGATTGCAGAAAGAATGCAAAGTGCAATTTCACCATCAATATCATCAATGTGTTGAAGTGGTTCTGTAGGAAGGGTGATTTCTTGACAAAGATTACTCATCCAGATTTTATCAATAAACGAACTATGAGAATTGCAATGATCAATATTCATAATGTAAATACGACCAGTCTCAGCACGTTCTTTTAGAATATCCAAAATGAGTTCTTGAGCACTGACAGTCTTTCTTGGAATAGATTGATCTCGTTCTGCAGCCACATATAGATCGTCAAATCCATCAAGACCAAAAGCATCAGAAAGCTCGGGGACATCGTGTGGAGAGAAGAGAGAAATCTCTTCATCATTAATGAATCTTTCATAAAAGAGTCGGGATAGTTGAATAGAATAATCTAATTTACGAACACGGTTATCTTCGGTTCCTTTGTTATTTTTAAGAACAATAATATCTTCTATTTCTTTATGCCAGATAGGAAAGTGGACTGTAGCAGAACCACCTCTGATACCGTTTTGTGTGCAGCATCGCACAGTTGCTTCAAACTTTTTAAGGAAGGGGACAACGCCTGTGTGTTGTACCTCTCCGCCTCTGATTTTAGAGTTGATGCCACGGATTCTACCTGCGTTGATGCCGATTCCCGCCCTTTGAGCAACATAGCGCCCAATAGCCAT